TCTCTTTAGGTATTGAGAAAGTTGGTTCAGTTGCTAACAGATACACAGTATATGTTGATGCTTATGCTCCTGCTGGTGTTGTTCTTATTGGACACAAAGGAGATTCAATCTTCCACGCAGGTTACATCTACGCTCCATACGTTCCGTTGATGTTGATGCCAAAAACCATTAACCCTGCTGACTTCAAACCTGTAATGGGTATCATGACTCGCTATGCGAAGAAAGTGGTTAACAACAGGTTCTATGGTAAGGTTATCGTAAACGGTTTACCAACTGCATCTCCTTCTGAATTTATGTTAGATACAATCTAATCTAATTTAGAATAAAAAATTAAGGGGTGGATTTATTCCACCCTTTTTTTATTTACTATTTATAATAAAATGATTAAGGTTTCTTATTCAAAAAAAATAGACAATTTAAATCCTGCTAAATTTAAACATTTAACAATGTTTTTAAAATTTTGTAGGGATGAGTTAGATATTACTAACGATATAACCGTATTTTTACTTGGTAAAAATAATAAATTAAATATTACTACAGGAGGTTATAATCCATCAGATAAATGTGTTTATACTATAGCTGAAGGAAGGCAAATTGCCGATATACTTAGAACCATTGCACATGAATTAGTGCATCAGAAGCAAGATTTACAAGGGAAAATTAAAGGAAATATACCTGATATTGGTGGTGTAATAGAAGATACAGCCAATGCTATTGCAGGTAGACTTGTAAAGATGTATGTAAAGAAATATGACGCTAGAGAAATTTATTCTCTATAAAAATGGATTGTCACCTCTATACATATAAGATAATTCACGAAAATAATCAGATGGTTTAGATGGTTTTTTATCTTTAAAAGAATCCACAAAATGTTTACATACAATTTTTATTAAATCATTTTTTTCATTTTCAGAACCATGTTCAATCCATTTAAAACAAAATTCAGTAAATAACTCTTGTGTCTCTTTATCTTGTTCAGACATTATTTTTATAAATTCTTTAACATTTTTATCTGAATTAAGATGTAAATCATCATAATCTAATATATTCGATACATCAATTACTAAATTTTTAATAGTTTTTTGATTCCTGTAGATTATATAAGCACTTATTCCTTGAGATAAGAAGATATAATACCAAGGAATGGTTGTAAAAATCAAAAACATTCCAAAAACAAAAAAACAAACCCATACTGAAAAGCATTTAATACAAGTTCCAAGAGGTTTGGCTAATTTTATTGATATTGGTTCTATATACTTTAATAAAAGTACATAATACCAATCTAGTATATTCCCTTCATTGAAAGAAAAATCCAATACTCTAGTTAATTGGGCTGAACAAAACCCAATTACTATTGATAAAAATAAATATTCCATTATCTTCTAGGTCTTTTAACGGTTACTGATGGTCTTGGTTTTGTACCACTTCCACATCCACATTTTTTATTATACATAATTTTTTAAGTTTTCAGGTAATCTGTAATCTTTAACATATGTAGCAGTAATTTCTTTAAAGAAAGGTTTGTAATTATACATTTGATTACTACTAGTAATGTTAGTTATTGTATTTATTTCGTAAAATCTTTTTGTTTGGTTATCATCATACAAAACATAATCTCCCTTTTTAGGGTCTACATCTGTCTTTTCTAACTCATCTAAAAATATACCAAATTTAACCGTTTCCATTGTTTCATTGACAAGCATAGTTCCACCTAATTTAGATATTTCTGACTTACTTAATGAAACAAAAGCATTTAACCTAACAGGTTCAGCAAATTCTTTTTCTGATGGTAAACTTTCACCATAAACATCTTTTTTTGATGCGGTAATATTTATTGAAAATAAATAAATAAATAAACCCATATCTTCATCAATATAGTCTTTTGACATTCTTAGGTCAATTAGATAATCTTTTTGATTATAATAAGGTGTTTTAGCCATTTATTTCCAAATTATTTGAGTTTGTGCAGGTGTATATTGTAATACTTTATTTAAATTTTCACCAATTGATGCTTTCTTTTCCATAATTTTTTGGTATGTAAATTCAGCTAAATCTTCTTGTAATTCTTTAAATATTGCTTCTTTTTCTTTATCATAATCATCAGCAAAATATTTATAATCTATTTCAAGTATTTCATCTCTCTGAGGTAATTTAATTTTACCTGATGTCTTTGCCCAAATAGTTGCAAGGAATTTTTTAACATATGCAACTGCTAATCTTCTTACTTTATTTTTAGATGGTGCATTTAAACTATCCCATTTTTTCATTCTAATAGGAACATCAGAAGGAAGTTTTACAATATCTTCATTTTCTTCTAAACATTTATCTCTTTGATTATTATCGAATGTATCATAATAAAAGTACCATACTTTAGAACCTGCATATGTTTTACCAAATTTACCAACTATTTCTTCTCTACTACCAGGAATTGGATATAAAAATAGTTTCTTTGTTTTATTTGGTCCTGGTGCTATTCGATATGATAATTCGCTTTGAATAATCTTTTTCTTTTGTAATCTATCCATAGTAGATAGAATTAATGAAAATGATGGTAACATTGCTTGTGCAGGTACATTAGCATAATACCATCCTGTTGGTGCGCCAAACCATCCACCGCCCATACCAATTGGGTCAAGAATATTAGTTGCAACTTGTGGTGGTGTATACCAAAGAACTTCATTGATTTCTCTTCCTGATGGAATTAAATATATTTGTGTATCGGCAGAAATAGTTACATAATCACTTTTAAGTTCCCATTCTCCTAATGTAGAAATGCCTGTTTGTTTACCATATGCAATAGCAAATGATTTTTCAAAATCAAGTGTTTTAGTTGTGAATGCTTCAACAAAGTTAGCTGAACTAATACTAAGACCTTCTAATGAAGACCATTGTTGTTCAATTAACCAATTATCTAAATAAGAAATGTAATCTTCCAAAGCCATTTCAACATAAGTATCAATAACATCATCAGTAACCCAATCATTATAATCACGAACAGGTTCACCTATTGATACTCTAATTTGTTTATAAAGTTTTAATTGCTCTTGTGAATCTTTAAAAATCATTATGATTTATTTATTATAAATAGTCATAATGTCATCTATACTTTTTAATTCATTGACTTCTTCAATCTTTTCTACAATCTCATTTTTAGGTTTTTTAGTTGATGGTGTAGTGCGAATTGAATTAATTTTCTTATTGATATTTTCTTCAAGTTCTTTCTTTTCTTGTTCAAGTTTTTTATTTAATTCAAAAATCATTTTTTCTCTTTCTAAAAATGTATTCTTGATTTGAACAAGGATATTAAATAAATCATCAGTAAAATCTATTGATTTTAAAAGGAATTGATAAATATTATATTCTCTTCCATTATCTTCAAATGATTTTTTAGGATTCTCTAAAATATAGACTTCATTTTCATCAAAGAATGGTGTCATATCCCAATCAGATGGAAATGACATATATACATCAACAAAATCATCAAAATTAATTTGTACGATATAGTCTTTAAGTTCTTCAATTATTTTTTTAAATTTCATATTAATATATAAGTAAATAAGTAAGTTATTGATAAATAAAAATATTGTTTTTCTCTTGATGTTAATGATTCAGAGAGTTTTTCTTGTTTTCTAATACATCTAAAAAAAATATACATTGTATAAATAAAATATATTATTGATGCCGAAAGAAAAAAATTAGGAATAAATATTCCAAAAAATTTTACGATTAAATCTGTTATCATATGAATTTTCCTTTATTAGTAATAGTTTTTATCTTTAATTCTGGAGGACCTAACTTATTTATTCCATTATCATTAATCTGACTTTTTTCAAGTTTTTCTTGGATGATTTCATAGATATTAAAGGGAGAATTACCATTATTTATATAATACGTTTTATTTGCTTTGTCAAGCGTTATTTTTAAATAATTTTTTAAACTATCTAAACTTTGATTATTGCATTGAAAAAATCTAAGTTTTCCATTGGCAGAATTAAAAAAGGAAATTTTTAAATAAAATGTATCTGCTGTTGTATTATTTATATAATCTGCTGGTATGTAAATATTTCTATATCCCTTTGCTAATTTACTATTAGGAAAATTAATTAAGGTGGATGTGAAAGATGAAAATACAGTTAGTAATTTTAAAAAATTTCTAGATAATAATTTTTGATTACCTTCTGAAAAATTATCATATACATCAAATATATAAAATGATTCTTTAACATATACTAAATCTTTAATACCAATTGCACCATAATCAGTATTATTATTAAAATATGGTATTATAGAAAATGATTGAGCAGGTATAAATGTTATATGTTCAACATCTTTATCATCTATTAAAGTTTGTGCAACTGCTTTTTCAGTTTCATAGTTAATATATTTTTTAATTGCTTCATTTTTTGGTATATAATCATGTAAATGGTTAATACCAATATTAATATTAAAATTCCCTGAATTACTTTTTGTTAATTTTAACATGCTTCTTTTCTTTGAACGTATAGTTTAATATTATCTTTATTGAATGTATAACCTTTATCACGAAATGATAGTAAAAATTCATTTATTAAAACAGTTGTGTTTTTATCAGATAATTCTGGTTTTAAATAAAAAATAATATTATCGAAGACATAATGATTATTATTTATAAATGGTCTATCATAGTTATCAGGGTCACCATATGTTAATAAATCTCTCCATATGTATTTATCATCATATAAAATTGCATTTTTAGGTATTTCTACATTAGTAACATTTTTATTAACTTCATTTAAAAATTGACTATATTTTTTTAATTCTATTTTATAAAATGGTTTAAATTTAAAGAAAAAATCTATCCTTACAACACCATTAAAAGAATCTGAATAATAACTAAAACCACTATAATTGGTGTCAACATAATTTTGAAAAGTATTTAAATTACCATCGTAGTAATCAATCATTACTAATTTAATAATATATTCCTTTTCCACTATATTTTTAAATGTATATGTTTCTTTATCAAAAGATACATAATTCCCTTCTATTGAACTTCCTGTCCAATCTTTTAGAGTTAAAGAATTAATATATTGAGATTCGTATAATCTATAATCACCATTTCCAGTATCAAGATAATTTCTTATAAATCTTAAATTAGTTGTAATATTATTATCGGTTATTTTTAAATTATAAATTCTAAATAAGTTATTTAATTTTGATAAAAGATATTTTTTAAAATCATCAATAGTGAATTTACTACCTTGAATAATTAAATTTATTTGAGAATCAGTAAAAGTAATTGCAGAATAATCAAATTCACTATTTGATACATCTATTTCATTAATATATACCCCATCATTTATAACTCTTTTTTCATATAAATCAATATTTATTTTAGGTATAAAACCTAAATAAATACTATTATCATAAACAATACTATCATCAATTTTAATTAATTTATTTGGGTTTACATCTACAGTATTAAAACTAAAATAATAATTTCTTTCATTGAAAACATTTTTTGAATATGCAAAAAAAGATAAATTGTAATCTGAAGGTGTTGTTATTGCTGTTAATTTTTCTTTATATGTATATCCAGAATTATTAAGTGTTACTTGTTCATCTTGTAATCTAAATAATTTTAAATCGAAAAAATTTTCAAAATTAAAAAAAGTATTTGTAATACTTTCCGTAAATAAATCTTCTAATCCACTTATTTGAACAGGTGGTAGTGGTGGTAAACCTGGTATTTGTGTTAAACCACCTTTCTTATTTCTTAAAAATGATAAGTAATTTATATTACCATATATTCTATAATTTGTGGAATTATTTCTTTCTTTAGTAAATAATTCAGATAAAGAAACAATTTTACTATTATTAAATTCATCTAAATAATTAAAATTAGACTTTAATGAAAAATTTAATTTTAATTCTTCATCTTTTGCAAGTAAATATCGTTTATTTGGTTTTATCTGCTCCATTATAAAAAATTTAATAAATAATCAACACAATGATTAGCTGGTCTTCCAAGTAGAAAATATCTTTCTCCAACTATATCACCATTATCTTGGTTAATAAAATCTAAACTATCACCTCCTATATTTGCAAAATAATTAGAATGATTATATCTAAAATATTCACCTTTTAATTCGGCTTTTGGTATTCTAAAACCATGCTGTCTGTTATTGTTAATTTTAAAATCATAAAATTTTAGTAAATCTTCTTTATTAACTTTAAAGAAATTTGTTTTTATAGATTCACCATTTGGTAAAAATCCATTTTCATTATTTGTTCCTGTTCCTCCTGGCTCACCTAATGTTTGATTTGCGCCTATTGGTGCATCTTTAGTTCCAAATGCATTTCCTTTTAGTCTATTATGCATCATAATATGAATGTCAGCACTAAGTAATGCAAATTCGTCTGCGTTATAAGCAAAATTTACAAAAAATAAACTAAAATTTATCCATTGTTTTTTGATTACAAAAATCATTCTTGATTCATTTTGTGTACCTTCTTTTAGGTGATTATAAAAATTTATATATGCTTGACCTTCTCCTCCATATGTATTTAAAGTATTGGAATTTGGGTGTTTATTTTTATAAAAATTTCTATCATTATTCGGGAAATAAAATTTTCTTTCCCCAAAATATAATATATTTGTCTGAGTGTCATCCCATTCATCTTGTGGTTCTCTATTATATCCTGCAACATCACTATATTGTGACCAACTATATAATTCACCATAATCAAATTTATAATGCGCCCATATCCATTTTTCAGAATTACCTGTTTGAAATGCGTTTCTATAATATGTACTATAGGTAGTATCCCAAACAAAATTTTCGTTTCCTGTTGAATAATCACGAAGTTGTGGTACTTTTAATCTAATTTTACCTGTTCTTAAAGTACCATCAGGATTATTATTACCGTTTTCGTTTTCTAACATAAAATATCCTCTAAAGGAAGTAAAAGCACCTGCTTCATTATCATCAGCAACAGATATTAATTCACCAAATTCATTTGTGATAACTTTATTTCTGTTACAAGAAATAGCAATGTAAGCATTACCATTATCTTGTCTAAAGATATATTTAGATTGTGGTAATAATTCAATATCAGTATTGTAATCATAATTACTTAAAATTGTACCACTATTAAGTAAATCAGCATCATATTCAGAAACTGTGTTTTTTATACTAAAAACTCTTAGTACAAGATTTCCTGTTTGCAAATTACCAATTTTAATATCGTTTGGATTTGTACTACCATCATATGCAAGTGCGTCATTTGCTGCACCAATGTCTTGATATGGCGCACGCCACCAATGGTCTTTATTATGTGACATATAATTACCAAACACGGTAACATATGGTTGTAATTTTTTTTGAATTCTAAAATCTAATCTATTAATACCAATATTTGTATTATCAGGATTTTGTGACCATAATGATTTAACATAAACTGATTGATTTTGTATGTCAATATTTGGTAATTTTTCTAGTGGTATTTCAGGATTTATATTTACAACACCATTAGTTTCTATAAAATATGAATTTGGTAAACTATTTTCAGATTTTAGTAATGCAGGTGTTGTTGAGAACTTACCAATATCAGTTATATCACAAGACATATTAACTGTATATGTTCTATTTGCAGGAACAACTAATATGTAATCACCACTTTCGTTTGTAAAGGTTGAAAATTTATAATATTTATCATAAACATAGGCAACGCTTTCATTTGATAATATTTCTTCTTTTTCAGGAAATGTTCCAACAGGTGTTGCAGGTGTTGCACCGATACCATTTTCATTTGCAGGAAATCCATTTAAACCTCTAAATCTTCTGTATTTTGGTAAAAGATTATAAATTTTTGCATTTCCATCTTTATCAAAAACAGTTTTATAGGGATATAAAGCTGCTGCTTCTATTTTTTTAATATCATCTAATTGAGTTGGACCTGTAATTGATTCTTCATCTGTAGGAATAAAAACAGATATCCTACAATTTGGAATACCAACATCTTGTCCTGTTACTCTTCCTACAATAATTCCATAGTCAGCATCGAATAACCTATAAACATCAGCTTGATATATTTTAAGAGATAAAATATCCAATGATTCGTAAGTTTGGTCAAGATTTACATTTAAAAATGTATCACCTATATTTGTCCTTACTCTTAATGATTTATGGTTATCGTTATCTGAATTTAAGAAATTTAAATTTCTCATGATAGTTTTTAATAAATAGTTCATAACTATTTATATAAAATTCTATTAAGTGGCAAAAAAGATAAAATATATCGGTAATGAACCTGTAAACAAATATTCATTACCATCATTTTCAACATTTAATGATAGTTATTCAACAACCATTTTTAATGGTGGAATCCAACTATCTACAAAATTTTCTATACCTAAAGCTGTTAATAGAGATAAGAAATTAGTAATAACCCAAAAAAATGTTACACTTTCAGATTTAAAAATTAATAATCTTACAGAACTTAATGATTACATTAAAGTTGTAAATAAATTAAAATTAAATACCGATAAGACAAACTTATCAACTTATGCGGTTTATGGTTCATTGAAAGAAAAATTCAGGGTAACTATAAATAATATAATTAATAAATTCCCAGGTGCTTTACATATAAATGATTTTGTTAGTGGTGTTACATATTTTAATGTTTTAGATTATACCTATGACAATACAATTGATATTTCAAGTTTTAGAATACCAATAAATGTAATTGAAAATCCATTTTTTATAAATCTTTTTTCAAATGCATCATTAACTTCTAGAGATTTAATAAATTTTCCTATTAGATACGAAGATTATGTAATAGAATATAATAATATTAATTATAGTATAAAAGAATTTACAGGTTTTAGTAGTGGTAATTCAGCTTATTTATATTTTAGTGTATTTGGTGACCCATTTGGTATATTTTCAGCATCAACTGTTAGTGATAGATTTTTAATAAAACCAAATGATATTGAGTATAATAAGTTTTATGATTCGTTAACTGAACTTGAAAGATATTTTTTAAATAAAAATACCACACCAAAATATAGTTTTGAGTTTAAAATACCTGAAGTAAATGAAGATGATGAATTAGAATTTGTAAAATACACATTAACATTTCCTGTTAGATATGATGGTTATAATTTAGATACTGAATCAATATCCTATGTTGATTTTTTAGATAAAATATTTGAGATAGGTGATTTATATGATGATTATAAATCAAATCTTATTCTTAGAAAATTTACACCAAGTTCTTTAATTGATTTTGATGGAACAGACAGTTTTAAATCTGAATCATTTTTAAAAATTTATGGTAATCAAATTGATGAAATCAAAATGTTCTTTGATTCATTAATGTATATGAATAATACTTCATATGATAAAATAAATAATATACCCGATACAATAATTAAAAATCTTGCAAGAACATTATCTTGGAAAGCACAAAATATAATTAGTGATAAAGATTTAGTAAAAACAATTTTTTCAACAGACAAAACTAATGATACAGATGTATCAGCATCTCTTGCTGAAATTGATATTGAATTATGGAGAAGATTAGTTATTAATACAGCTTGGTTTTTAAAATCAAAAGGAACTAGAGGTTCAATTGAGACTATATTTTCATTTATTGGCGCACCTGAATCTTTAATTAATGTTACTGAACATGTATATGTTGTTGATGCACCAATTGGAAAAACATTTTCAATTACAGAAGCAGAAAATGCAAGTAAATTAATTGCAAGACCTGCTTATGATGAATATGGTTTTCCTGCTGCCCCATCACCAAATGATTTAGAATTTTTTCAAATAAATGGAAATGAAGATTTTGGACAAGCATATATAGATATATTCAGAAGGGAGGGTTTTAATGTAAGAAGAGTAATTGATAATAAAAAATCTTGGGTTTATACTGAAAGTGCTGAAACATATTCATCTTTTGGTAGAAATACATTTTATTCTGCTAATGATTCTAGATTAATTATAAATACAAAAGAAATTGATGTTAATATTGATATTGCTAGAGCAATTGAATATGATGTATATCAATTTAATGTTCAGTATAATTATCCTGTAATTGATACAGGAAGTACAGTTCCATATCCACAAAGGGAATCAAATAAATTTCATGCATCAGGTTTAACTTTTGCACAATATATTGATAGGGTATATTCTTCTTTTATTAATGCTCAAAATAGAAAAGTTAGTGATTCTGCAATCGGTTCTTATTATCCATCATTAACAAAACTTTATTATGATTATCTTGAAAGTCCTTTATCAAATAAAAGAAGATATAGACAATTATTAGATTTTGTTTATAATATTGATGCAATATTTACGGTTTTTGTAAAACAATTTGTACCTGCAACCGCAATTTATGATGGTGGTGGTTTAAAGATTAGAAATACAGAATTTACACCACAAAAATATGTTTATAAACAGGGTATTGATGATGGTTCTGAGTTTGAAGGTAAAGTTTCAGAAGAAGAATTAATGAACCAAGCTATAATAATTATAGAAACTGAAATTTATGATACAAATGAAGAATCATTAAATGTTGCTACAATTAGTACACAAATTGACACAAGTAATAATGGAAATATTGATACAGATATTGTTTCATTTGTTAGTGATAAGAAAAATGTTCAACCAACTTGGGATGGTTTAGTTTGTGAAAGTCAAGTTCCAAATTTTAATATTACAGGTGCAACAAAAATTGAATTATCAAGTTTTACAAATAATTCAATATATAATAAATCTGAAGCAACAGGTCATACAGTATCTTTTAATTTTACATCAAGTACAGAGACATTATCAGCATCAACAACTGAATTTTATTTTAATTTACATAAATATAATCACGATATTTTAGTTGATGGATTTGATGATGCACCAATTTATACATTTAGTTCATCGTCAACTGCATTTACATCATCAACAGAAATTTCTACAATTATTTCAGATGGATTATTAAGTTGTGATTCTGAATATATAATTAAACCATATTTTATTTATAATACTTGTTCACAAGAAGGACAATTATTTACAGCAACCACACCATATACAATGTATGAAAATTTTGTTTATGTTGATTATATGCAAAATTATCAAAATAGTCCAAGATATTTTGATTACACTAAATTTAGTTTATCAACAGGTTCAAGTGTAACTACTTTAGTTGATAGAAATAGTTATAACCCATCATTTAGAAATTACAATAATTTAAGTGATTATTATTTTATCTCTTTATGTGAAGCTGAAAAACCATTATTTAATTTTCCTTTATTTAATGAAACTGAAGGTTTAATAGTAGAAACAATTCCTGTTAATGAAACAGGATTTACCAAATTTAATTTAAGTTTTGAACCAGTTGGTGATATTATTGTTGCTGTTAATGGTGTAACAATATTAGAAGGACTTGAATATAGTGCAGATACATCAATAACTATACCTTCAATACAGGTTAGAAGTTTTGTTTTACTTGAACCATTATCATCTGATTATGCCGATGTACTAACAGTTGCATATTATAAAAATAGTGCAAATAATCAAAGGTTAATAAAAGAAAATTTTTTATACAATACATCACCAAGTATTTCTTATAATGGTACAAATTATATTATTGATTTAACATATCCAAGAGTAAATTCTCAATTTGGTTCACAAGCAATTGTATATTTAAATGGTATTATGTTGGATTATGGTAGTGATTATACTTTTTCTGTTTTTGATTCAAATAAAGTTGTTTTAAATTCAAGTATAAATTTATTAGTTGATGATTCAATATCTGTTGTATATTTTGTTTACAATAGTAGTTCAAATCAAATAATAACTTTAACAAGTAATACAACATATGATATGCTTTGGTCAACAGCTAACCAAATACCATCAAATGTAACAGGTAATTTTACACATCAATTTTATGATATTGGTAATTCAGGATTAACAGGTACAAGTTTATATTCATTAATTACACCTTATACTTACAATGTTTATGGCTATTCTCAAATATTTACTTGGTCATCAACTCCATTAGTATCAGGTTTAACGTATTTTTATAGAATAAAATCTGAAAAATATTTTACAACAATAAATAATGTTACATTTACATCAACCACTTATAGTGATACTATAAGAATAAAACTACCTATATGAGTATAAATTTTTTAAAAGATTGGCAAAGTGAATCAAGAGGTACTAATGTGCCTATGGGTTTTAATAAAAATATCTATATGGCTAAAGTTATTAGTGTTGATGATACTTTAAATGTAGGTAGAATAAAAGTTTTTATTGATAGTCTTGATAGTTCAACAGCAGATGATACTGAAATACCATTTGTCTATCCTTTAATGTCTAGAATAGTTCATGTAATGCCAAAAGTTGGTGAAGCTGTTTTAGTTATATTAGGTGATAGTGATAAAAAAAATGCAAATACTTTTTATGCTAATAGATTTTGGATTGGTCCAATAATATCAAATTATGAAAACATAAAAAATGATAATCATGATATCCCAGGAAGTTCAACAATTGATTTTGATACTACAATAACAAAAAATTTAACTTACGACCCTTTACAAAAAAAGTCAAGACCAAAAAAAGAAACCGAAGCAAATATATTTCCTGTTGATTCCGAACTTATTTCAAAACCTGAAAGTGATTTAGATAATGTTACAATTGTTGGTAGAAATAATACAGATATTATACAATCTAAAAATAAAGTTACATTAAGAGCAGGTAAACATACAAAAGATAAACCAATAGAAATAAATTTTAATAATCCATCTTATTCTATTTTAGAATTAATTGATGAGAAAACATCATATGGATTAACAGCAAGCAACGAAATATTTTTAATTTCTCATAAAGGTAGATATAGATTTAAAAAAATATTAACAAATGAAGATATTGCTGATTTAAGAAAAAATGCACAATCAATGTTGTATGGTGAGTTAACTGTTCAATATCTTCAAATATTAACAAATGCATTTCTTAATCATATTCATCAACATCCAGGTGCTACACCTGTAAAAGCTGAAGCTGTTGTTGCACTTGAAGCTCAATTAAGAGATATTCAAAATTTATTGGCTAAAAACATCAAAATTAATTAAAGTTTGAAATTAAAAACTATTTATAATAAACTATTATAAAATGGCAAATTTTAATTTTAAATCACCTACAGTTAAATTCCAAGAAATTGACAGAAGTTTCGCTTCAACCCCATCATTAGGCATTACCTCAGTTGGTATGGCTGGTGAAACTTTAAAAGGTCCTGCCTTTTCACCAATTTTAATTACAGATAAAGCTGAATTTAGAAGATATTTTGGTGGTACATCTACTGAAAAATATGCTGATGGTTCAGGAAAAATGAAATATTTAGCACCAACATATGCAAATACTTTTTTAGAAGAAGGTAATCAACTTTATTTTACAAGAATTCTTGGTAAATCAGGTTATAATGCAGGTCCAGGTTGGGCTATTAGAGTTTCAGCACCTGTTTCAAATACAGGTTTAACTAATACTGAAATAAGTGGTTCAGTAACAATTTCTTCATCAACATATTTAGGAATTGATATTAGTGCAGGGGATGGTAATTATGCTTCACCATTAGTATTTGATACAAGCGTAATACCTTCTACTGGACAATCTGTTAGTCTTTCTGTTAGTGGTTTTTCTAATTCATCTTATACAATTAATTTATCAAGTAGTGGAACAAGTATTAGTGAAATTAGTGGAAATGTTTCATACACAGGAGTTTCATTTTTAGGAATTAATATTACAAGTGCTACAGGTGCATCATTCACTACTTTTAATGACTTACCAACAATTTGGGATTTAGATTATAATACATTACAATATACAGCAAAAACAAATTTTCTAGCTGTTAGTGGTTATGTGGCTAGTTCCGAAACAAGTATGGTTAATTTTAGTAGTTATACTTATACTGCTGATGTGGATTTAATAGTTGCATCAGGATTAGTTTCATATGAAGTTTATACTTACTCTGGTATTAGTGAATCAGAATATGATAATATGATTGTTGCGATATTAAGAAGTAGAGGACAAGGATTATATGCGTTAGGTACTAATCAATATAAAGTAACGTCTGTAACAGGAACATTTACAAATACAATTGGCGCACCATTAAATAACTTTACAATTACAGCAGTTGGTGATTCAACTGAGGTGCTTGAGTTTAATCTTAATAGTACATCATCTAATTTTATTACTAAAGCAATGGGTAGAAAAAATAGTGATGCTAAAGCGACTTTGTATTGTGAGGCGGTATATCCTGATTTAATAAGAAAATTAGCAACTGAAGATTTAATTTATAGTATTAAAGATATTGTTGAATTAAATACTAATGGTGCATTTAGTTCAAATTATCAAACAGGGTTTAAAACACCTGAAACACCTTGGCTTGTATCTGAAGTAAATGGTAATAAATTAAGTAGATTATTTAAATTTATTTCTTATTCAGATGGTGATTCAGCAAATAGAGAAATAAAAATTGCAATTGAAAATATTAATCCTTCAACAAAAGAATTTGATGTTGTTATTAGGGATTATAATGATACTGATACTAGTCCTTCAATTCTTGAAAGATTTGGAAGATGTACTTTGAATCCTGTAAGTAATAACTTTATTATGAGAAGGATTGGTGGTGTTTATAGTGATGATGAAAATTCATTCTTAGAAGATGCAAGGTCTGCATATGTTTATGTAAATGTAAATGTAACCGCACCAACAAATTCATTCCCATGTGGGTTTGAAGGGTATCAATTACCATTATTTGATGAAGATACAATGGATAATCCAGGAATTAGTGGTAAAACACCTGTAATTTTTTATAAAAAATCATATGCATCAACTGATAAACCTTTAAAAACATATTTAGGTATTTCTGAAAAAGCATTTGATACATCATCAACTAAAGGTTTATCAATAAATGATGATTTGTTTAAATATTATGGTGAAAATAATACATTTGGTGGGGAATCTTCATATAAAACAAAAGGTTTCCACTTAGACCAAAATGCAATAGCTAATTATACAGATTCTGATGGAAATGTACTTGGTGAATTTGAGGTTGGTGCAGGTCCAATTAGTAATTCTGATGATGTATTATCTGGTGCTTACCAAGATATTACAAAAAGAAAATTTGTTCTTGTTCCTTATGGTGGATTTGATGGTTGGGATGTTTATTATGAAACCGTACCATTTGGACAAGGTAGAAGTATAGGTGCTGATTTTGCTCTTGGTGGTATTTCTGAATTTAATAATTCAGATTATAATGCATATCTTGACGCATATAGAGTGTATGAAGATACTGAAAGAACAGCAATTAACTTATTTGTAACACCTGGTATAAATTGGGAAAGTAATTTAGGTCTTGTTGACGATGCACTTCAAATTATTGAAGAAATTCGTCAAGATGCACTTTATATAATTGATTCTCCTGATGCAAATATTAATGATACACCTACTGTTGTTGCTAATACTTACGCTGATTCTTTAGAATCAACAGGAATTGATTCTTCTTATGCTGCAACTTATGTGCCTTGGATTAGAAGAAAAGACCCTGATACTAATACAAACATTTATATTCCTCCAACAGGTGAAATTTTAAGAGCAATGGCTCTTGCTGATAGAACTTCATTTATTTGGTTTGCAACAGCAGGTTTAAATAGAGGTGGTCTTCCAAATGCTAGAGATGTAAGAAAAACTTTCAAAGAAACAGATAGAGATGTTTTATATCTTTCAAGATTAAATCCAATCGTTAAGTTTTCTAACAATACTCCAGGAGTATTTGTATATGGTCAAAAAACTTTACAAATTGCTGATTCTAAACTTGATAGAATTGATGTAAGAAGACTTCTTCTTTATGCAAAACAAATTATTTCTTCTCAAGCTAGAAAATATTTGTTTGAACCAAATGATGATATTTTAGCGACTAACTTTATTGCACAAACTAATGCTAAGTTAAAAGTTATTCAGGACAATAGAGGTTTACAAAGATTTAGTGTTAAATTAGATAATACACTAAATACACCTGAAAGTAGAGATAGAAATGAAATCTACTTTGTAATTGAACTCTTACCAATAGGTGCAGTAGAATTTATTGGTCTAACATTTGTAGTCAATAAGTCAACTAGTGCAATTAATTTTAATGCTTAACAATTAAAAAGATACTAATTAAATAAAAAGATAAAGATATGCCACAATCAGGATTTAGAAATGTACCCAATTATTATGAACCACTAAGACCAAACAGGTTTGAATTGTTCTTTGTTGATGATACAATGGGTTTAAGTAAATATACTTGGATTGTCAATGCTGTTGACAGACCAAAAATGAAAGTAAATTCAGTACCTATTAAGTACTTAAACTATGAGCAAAAAGTTGCAGGTCATGTAACATTTGATGACCTTCAGTTAGAATTCATTGATTTGCAAGGTCCATCTTCAGTTCAATTATTGATGGAGTGGTATAGATTATGTGCTGAAAACATAACAGGTAGAATGGGTTATGCTTCTGGTTATAAGAAAGAACTTAGACTTGTTGCTCTTGACCCAACACTTGTAGGTGTACAACAGTTCACAATCTTTGGAGCATTCATTAGTAATATTGATTTTGGTAAAAATGAATATACTAGTGATGATGTACAAAAAATTGCTGTAACATTGAGTTACGATTACGCAGAAAATAATTACTAATAATAGTAATAATTTAAAAATTAAAAATCCCATTGGTATCCGATGGGATTTTTTTTGGTATAAATATTGTATATTTATAATTATAAACAATTTCTATTATGATAAAATATAATTTTGAAAAACACTTAAAAGATAATTGGTGGAATACTAGTGACACATTTTCATTAGTTGAAAAATGGATTGATGATAAAAAATTCATCAATAACGAAAATCTTTATACTTATAAAGATTTTAAAAAACAATTACAATTTGCAGGATATGATAAAGAAGAAGTTTCTGTATTATATGAGAATGACTATTTGACAGTTGAAGGTAAATCAAATATGTTAAATAGTCAGTATACTAAAAAATATTATCTACCTACAAAGTATTATGATGTTGATAATATTAATGTAAAGTTTGAGAAATGTATTCTTGCTATTGATTGTAAATTGAAAGAACAGAAAGAATCAAAAGTAATGAGAATTATAATTAAATAAATTTAATTTTAATTACCTTTTCTACTCTTTCTATGGAGGGATTGAATTGTTTAATATAAAGTTGTCTATTTGTTTTACTGATAACTTTTACATTAAACTTGAATTTCCCTCCTTTTTCTTTTAATTGTTTTAATTGAATTGTTTTCTTTTTAAAAATAATTCCTTCATCGTTTTCACCCATATAATAGTCATCTTCATGACATAATACATTATATATCTTTTCTTTATTTAAATCTTCTATTTGAATCTTTTCAAGTACATCAACCATTCTTAGGTTATATATCTCTACATTAATATAATTATTAAGTGAAACACTAGGTTTTCCTATCTTTTGACCATAACCATTTAAAATAAAAAATCCCCAAATTATGGGGATTAATTTTATTATCCTTCGCACATTAAACATTCTGAATATAAATCTCTTTGTTGTTTTGTATCTGCTCTCAATACTGATTCAGACCTTAAATAATAAAGTGATTTCAACCCAAGTTTCCATGCCTCAATATGAACTTGATTGATAAATTTAGCAGGTGCATCACTAAAGAATGCAAGATTCAATGATTGCCCTTGGTCAATATATTTTTGACGAACCCCTGCTTGTCTAACAAGTTCAAGTTGGTTAATTTCTTTGAATGTTTTAAATACTGCTTTTTCTTCAGAACTCATACATCTGACATTAATAACTGAACCCCTATCTTCAGAAATTGCATCCCATACTTGTGGTAAATTTTTACCTTTAGATTCAAGTAATTGTTCTAAGAATGGGTTTTTTCTAATGTGTAATCCTTTTGCATCATCATCCATATAAAGATTTGCTGCAATTGGTTCTACACCTTGTGAATAGCCACCTGCAAGTTTTGATGATGACCTATTTGGTGCAATAGCAAGAAGAGTTAAGTTTCTTCTTCCTGTTCCTTGACACCATTCAGGTTCACCATATTCTTTTGCCATGTCTATTGTTGCTCTTTCAGATTCATCTCTAAGATGTTTAAAGATAATATTTGTCCAAGCATTTGCTTCAATAGAAATAAATGGAATCATTTTGCTTTGTAGGAAACTATGCCATCCTAAAGCACCTAGTCCTAATGCCCTTGACTTTGTGGCAAAGCGCACAGCATCTTCAATTCCTTTGTATTCACTTGAATTACCTTTTTGAAGGAAATCCTCCATAACAGCATCTAAAAATATTGTAGAAAGATATACAGTATCTGTATCTTTCCATTCTTCAAATTTAACTAAATTTAAAGAAGAAAGACAACATACCAAAGTATGATTTTCATCTGTTGGTAAAAAGATTTCAGAACAAAGATTTGAATGTCTAATTTTTAAATCATTCTTTTTCCACCATTCGGGTACAACATTATTAGCATTATCAATAAACATGGTATAAGGTTCACCTGTCTTTACTCTTTTCTTTAAAGTTTCAAGCCAAATCTCTCTTTCTTTACCATTCTTTTCAATGACTTTATTCATAAATTCATCTGTAAAGATTGCTCCTTGATGAATATTATGTGATTGTCTATTTACATCAC